CGTCTGAATCATTGTAAAGTTTTTTAAAGTTATCTCCTCCTTTATCTAAAGCATTTGATGTTGATCCCATCATACACTTACCTATAATTCTTGAACCTAGTCTTAAACAAGTTCTTGTAACCCTCCAGTTGTTTAATATGTTGGTAGGTCTTTCCCACTTTCCACTTTCATCGTGTACTAGTAGTTTTAGTTTCTCACCGTCATACGAGTTGTCTCCCGTGTTTTTCCAGTCGATCGTTGTATCGAGGCCGGTGATTTCCTGTAGCTTCTCGTTTGAGTCGAGTTTACGCCTTGTGAATTTCGAGGCTGGGACTCTGTACGCCAATTCGGTTTTTGGGCGATCCATACCGTCTTGTATTGGTTTAAAGAAAAATGGATAGTTGACTGATATTGGTACAACCTTGTCTGTAAACATTTTCTTTGCATCGGGTCCAGATTTGGACAGTATACCAAATCTAGCATCTGTAGATATTGTTGCCTGGTTAACGGTCTCGCCTGATGCCATGAATGAAAACCCTGATCGTCTATTTTTAAGATAGCACATCCCGTAGCTACGCGTGTCGGCTTTACAAGCTTCCCAGAATATATAGAATAATCTGTTTGATTCCCTAAAATCTGGTTGCCCGACATCAATTTTACTCCACTGCAAGTACATGTAGTTAGTGCCAGTAATATAAGTAGGCTTGTCTTTGTTAATAAACCAAAAACCCTCTTCACGCCTTGTAAATTCTTTGTCAATGTAATCATACCACTTTTCTTTAAAATCTAACGGGTATTCTTCCCAGTCAAATACGGATTTAATTTTACTTAATTCTTTTGGGTATTCAGTATACGACCATTTGTTGTCTTTAAAAGTAACAACATCATTTTCTTTTGGCAAAGCTATAACAAGATTTTGTATTTCATAAATTTCACCTATCTCGCCGGTTTTACTTATAACAACCATATCGTGCTCCTCGTTGTAACCGTACTCCCACTTCTTATACCTATTAGTTCTTTTTAAAACCTTAGGCTTGACGTGATCTTTAAGTATTTTATATAAAGTCTGCTCGTACATTATTTAGACCTCCCTTCTGCAAAGCCTCTAAAAGATTTCTCTTCTTTAACCTCTACTGGTTTTTCATTTAACATATTCTCTTCAGCTTCTATTCTATTTAATATTTCAAACGCATCAAATATAGCTAGCTTTTTTGTAGCTGCAGCATTTTTTAATCTATCTGCTGATATATCGTCATCTGAATCAACGATAGCTTCTTTAGCTACCTTGATTAATTCCTCAACTGCTTTTTGCCCAGCTTGGATTATGTTCAACTTCGTTTCCTTGGTGTTCATATTTAATTACGATATCATTAGATTTCATACAGTATAATCTCTTGCCGTCAACTAAAAACTCCCATTCTCCATTCGGTGTGTAACCAACTAAGTCTCCTGAGTTGATTCCTAGCGCATTTAAGGAGCTATTGTCATATTTTAATATACCAACAAGGCTTTTTTCTTTATCTAGCGTTAAAGACTCTGTATTTTTTATTGGTGAAACAAAACATCTGTCTCCAAAAGACCTCCATTTATCACCTTTATTATATAAGTAGATTTGATTTATAGCGCAAAAATGCCATTCATCTTTAAACCAAGATCTACTTTTCTTTTTTCTTCCTTTCATGTCATAGAATACTCTAAACACGTTTTGGTGTATAACAATTATATCACCAACTTCAATATCAGTATTAAAAGCCTGAGGTGTTTCTACTACTTTAGCTAGTCTATTAACAAATTTAAAATCTTCAATCTTTGTGTTTACAACTAGCTCCTTACCGGCTATTGTTATTTTATTACTGTATTTTTCACCTAATGGCTCTACTATAAAATCGTATAATCCCCTCAATACTCCAAGTCGTATTCAACGGATATTGCCATGTGAGAATTAAACTTCTTCCATGGCATTACCTCGTTGTTTTTCTTAATGTGGATATTGTAAGAGTTATCAGACTCGTCAAGAAGTATATGTGAAATCTCGTGACCCCCATAAACTTGCTGACCTACAGAATAATGCATAGCGTCATTTTTGTAGTCAGAACCAATACTTATTTTTCTTACAATTGAAGACATATTATGCTTTTTCTAATTTAGCATCTTCTTCAATAATTTCATATTCACCTGTTTTTAGGTTTATATTAACTGGACCGTACTCTTTTTCTAACTCAAGCTTGTAATCTTCTAGCTCTTTGTTAGCATCTGCCACTTGATGTAAAAGTCCATGCTTTTGTGATTCTAAAATACCAATTTGATTAACTAAACCCATTAATTTATCTTGGCTTTCGTTGATTTGTTTTAATTGCTCTTCTGTAATTTTTTTACTCATTTGATTTAATTTAATTGTTTATAATTTATTATTACTTGTTTTTCTATTTATTACTTATAGACTTTGCTTTTTCAAAAGTTCTACCTACAAAATAAGCTCCGTAAACGGTTACTAACAATGTTTGAAATATTGGTATGTATTCTTTAGCTAATACAAACTCACCGATGTTACCATCAAAGAAAGCTAAGGACGTAAAGATTACAGTTAGATATATTAAGATTATTGGTCTAATATTTTTACTTAAAAAACTATCAGACTTCATATCTGCTTCCCAACGCTTACTAACTTCTAATTGAGCTTTAGTATCTGCATCTTCCAGTATCTGCTGTATTTGCTTCTTCACTTCTAACCTTTCTTCTTCAGTTGTAGTGAGCTTGTCGATGACGTTACCAATTTCCTTGATGACACCACCTGATAGCCATTGAATTATTTTTTTCACTTAAATACTATTATTTCCACCTAGATTCTGTTTCTCCGGTTTTTGCATCTGTTTTAACTTGTTTTTCCAAACTAGCGGTTTCAGGTCCTTGACCAGCGTTGTCTTTGTAGAACTCTTTATATATTTGACTTCTTTTATCTATTTTCAAAATTTTTCCAGTTTTAGGGTGTTTTCTAACAATATAGTTTTTTTCACCTTCTTGGGTTTGTAATAATGCTGATTCTTTATATGATCCTCCAACGTGAAGCGGTGACCCTGCGGCTATTGAGTGTTTACTTGTAAATGGTTTCATTTTTTTTTAATTTATTTAGTTGTTTATTTTTTCTCTTTTAAGCAAATATGTATCTGTGTTATCTCCACTAAAAACACATTGTAACGTGTCTTCATTTATAATAGTATATGAAAGTCCAATAGTATAACCATTTTTTGGATTATATATTGAAGTTGTAATAGTAGTATCTGTTTGTTTCAGTATTACCTCGTTAAGCGTTGCATCTTCTTCAAAGCTATAATTAATAATTTTAACCACAGCGTAGTCGCTAGCTAGCATTACAGTCTTGTAAGATGAATCATTCATAACCCAAACACCTTCAAATGCTTTTTGAGCTTTAGACGTCAGTACTGTAAAAAATAAAGCTAATGTAATAAGTATTTTTTTCATAATATTAAATTTAATTGTTATAATATAATAATTACATATAATTGCAAATGTTTATTTTTTAATTGGTGTTTCTGTTACGTATTTCGCGCCAGGAAATTTATAGTCATATCCTGGGTACATTATTTTTGTATATCCTCGGTTGTCAGTACCTAGTACTTTAAACTCAACTCCTTTCATTGTTATATCGCCTCCTAATATAATATTTTGAGACTTGTTAACGTCAGGGCTGTTTTTTAAATAACCTGTCTTAGATGTCTTCATTTAAGATCGTTTATAAGCTTCAGCTTCCCAAGGTAGGTTTTTAGCACCTTCTTCCATATCAGCCCGTGAATACTTTTTACCTTTCCAATATACATTGTCATCGTCGTAATCTAAATCACCTCTATCCATTTGTTCTAAATGAATTTTTTCGTGAGCAACTACGTCTTCTACTTGATCTGGATGTAAATCTTTATTTATGGTTATAGAACCATTATTATTAGCTTTTCCCATAACACCATCTTCCATATCTACTCGATATATTGGAGTGTTGTCCATGTGGAAAGGTGGATTG